TTCGTCAAAGACAGGGCGGCGCCCCGCCACGGCGGAGAGTTGCTCGAGATACAGCTCGTCGCAGCTCTCTTGCAGGCCGATGCACTGCCGGTCGAGCCGCTGGTCCGACGTGGAGACCCGCATGTAGCCGATGCGGCGACCGTTGGGGCAGAGAGTGGTCATGACACCACCTCGTCAAAAATGATCCTTTTTGTCGAGATGTGTCGGGGTCTGGAGGAACTTCGCCAGATTGGCGGATTTCCGCGGTCTTGCAAGTGGAATGTTATCAATTTCTCGCTAGTCTGATCTCCTCTACAATAACGATCATTTATGTTGAGCAGAAAAGCACTGGCTATCGCAAGCCTAAGGACCATCGTATGCAGTCAAGTTGTATTTACGGCAATTTTCACCACTCCGGCCATTGCCGCCGATGTGCTGACTACTAAAAAATTCTTTGACTGGAGCCCGGAGGCACAACGCAACTTCATCATAACGACCACGATGATGGGCGGCTTAATTGCCGCGAAAAACCGCGAAGGCCAAGCCGAATGCATCGACGCCTGGAATGCCACGCATCAAAATGATGGCTTCAAACCGGTGATCGACGCGATGAAAAAGCTCCCCGACTATCACCCTCTCGCCATCGTAAGCGCTGTTATCGAGAAGGCCTGCGGTGACTTTAAGTACACCACTAAAGCTGCGGCGCTGCCATAGTCGCCGTCGATACGCTGTGCTGCTCTTCCTTCTTTGGATCAACCGTTGCTGAGACCGACATCTTGCGCTCAACATACGTGTGGTTCTCCTGAGCCCGCTCCTTAATTTCACCGAGCTCCGTCTTGTCCGCTTCTTTTTGCTCCATCGAGAGCGGATTGTCCTGATCCGTATTGCGTTCGCGGATCTCGCCGACACGCACCCTGTCGCGGCGGTTGTGTCCAGCCCTTTCGATCGCGTCATCGAGCGGCTTTCTGCGTTCCCGATATTCAGCGGCCGATATCTTACCCGTGAAGTCTATGCTGGCAGCTTCTTCTGGAGTCACAGGGTTGTCGCTTTCATCCACGAAGAGATCGTTGCCCTGCGCATCCTTGCCGACCTTGAAGACAAAGCGCCCGTCCGGCAGCTTGGCCGCGTGGATCTCAAGATATGCTCGCAGAGCTTTTGTTTCGCGGGCTACGATCTCATCCAGCTCATCCTGATTGTCATCGAGCAGATTTTCTGTCTCCGACAACTGCGCCATGATCTCTTCATGCATAGCCCGATAGGCCGCGTTGGTCGCAAGGAGAGCCGTCAGCGTGAGGTTCTGGTAGTCACGGCCTTTGCGGTCTCTCTCTTTAGTCTCCTCCCGCACATGTGCCAACGGGCTCAGAGGATTGCTCTCAAACTCCAGCTCGAGCTTTTTCTCACGAACAATCTCGTTGAACTTGTGCTTTATGTAGCCGGGATTGAGAGGGCCGAAGACCAGGCCTCTGACTGCTTCAAAAGCCGCTTCCAGATCGGGAAATCCAAGAAATTCCTGTTTCAAAAACAATGCACCCCGTATTATGGCTATATTTTAGCGCAAATAGGTTTAATAAATTATTACCAATTACGGTTTCGGTTTTTGACAAATATTGCTATTTCCTCCTGCAATTCAGGAAGTAGTTTTAAAATGGCCACAATGAATATTTCGCTGCCCATTCCCATGAAGGAATGGGTGATTGCCCAAGAAGCAGCCGGAAAGTATAGCACCGCTTCAGATTACGTTCGCGAGCTTATTCGCCGCGATCCGGAGTATGCCGCCCTGACAGCTCGGTTACAGGCGCTTGTCACAGAAGGCATCGAGAGCGGGATCTCTGACCTCACGGCCGAGGAAGTTCTTGCTCGCGCCGATGAACAATATAAACGCCAAAATGCGCTACTTGCTTAGCGCGGCTGCGGCCCGTGAAACCTGTCGGACATCCGCAAGGAAGGACGGAAGCACTTCGGCTTGCCGCGCTCCGGTGCTTATATCGCCGGCCTACTCCAAGAGCTTGGCCGGGCTCGTAGCGAAATCAACCCGCCCGTCCGCGTGCACCCGCACAGATCTCCTGTCATACTATACAAATTCGACGACAACCGCTTGCCCCTGATCCTGCGCATCCGCCACGCTCACGAAGCATGGTGCGATCCTGCCCATTGATCCCAGCGAAGCCCGCGTGCTCACCGTGGGGGAAGCACGGCGAGCGCGCAACGTACGACTTGCACCGAGGCGTGGCAGCAGTGCCGTCCGGGTGCGCACAAATGGCGGTCAGCCAGCTGGTTGAAAAGACTGTGTAGCAGGCAGTGGAGTTGCTGATCGGTGCAGGCGGCAGCGAACTCGCGGGTGATTTTCTTGCGCATGGTGTTTCTCTCCGGTTTGGAGGCTCCGAACATCGAAGCCTTTCGCCCCGCCCCAGAAGGCTTCGCATGGACGAGACGACAGACACCGTAGAAAGACATCGCCATCTCGAGAGACGCCCGCGTATGATGCGGACGATTGCAAAGGGTCAGAAACGACAGTGATGCTGCTCAGGACTTTTGACGAGAAGCGCTGAGCGCCAACACGCAGCCGGCACTGCCGGCCGACCGAAGGACAATTGCGGAAGAGTTCTAGGCTTTGCTCTACCGAGCGGGCCGGCCGCTGCAAGCGGCCCATTCTTCGCCACCCATCACATTGCAACGGGACTTAGGCATGCTGCTGAAGGATTTTGAACAAGAGCTCCAGGACATCGCCCGGCCGGGCCGCAACGACCGCAACGCCTGCCACGGTCAGCTGCTGTCAACATTCGAAAAATCGGGCCTCGCGAGCGAGGAGGCCACCCAGCACGCGCGCCACCTCGCCCTGGCCATGGATCTCTGGCCCCAAGCCGACAGCAAACCGCTCTATTTTTGGATTGATGATCGCCTGACCTACCGCCACCCCGACAGTGGCTTTCCCTATGACATAGGCTTTGCCAGCTTTCTGATCGCCAGGCCCGACGGTTCCTACCTGGTCTCAATCTGGGAATTCGCAGAGCGCAACGACCGGATCAATCTGCTGCTCCATCACCAGGATCTGCCCGCACCCTTTGCGCAACACACCGCCCTAGGGGATATCCTCCGGGCCGAGCCGCCTAGCCACCGCCTCTATCAAGACCAGCGCTTCGTGCCCTTCACCTACAAACCCGACACGATTGCCCCGCTCGAGTGCTTCGAAGGCAAACCTGATTTCTCAGCCCAAAGCCGCTATCTGAAAAAATACTTCAGGATCGACCCAGCACCCGGCAGATGAAACCCCGCTCGGCGAGCCTTTAGACCGCTTTCTGCGACAGCCGCGCCTCTATTGCGGCTACCGACCGCGACAGCTGATCGGCGATCTCGAACTCGGATTTTCCTTCCCGCTTCAGCCGACGCATCATCTGGTCTTCCTTGCGCGACCAGCGCCGCCCTTCCCTGACCGGACGGCCATTCGCAATCGCCGCCAGCTGCTCTATGCAGGTTTCGGCTCCCAGCTCGCAGCGCAGCCGCCGCTTTTGCTCGGCCCGGGCGCTGTAACCATCAAACGCCTGGTTGTTGGTCAGCGCTATGCCGCGCCCGCCGAACAGGTCGATCCAGAAGATCTCCGCCATCAACGCGGCACGCTCGCTCTCACAGTCCTGGAGGATGATGAACTGCGGCTCTTGCCCTGCCGTCACGATCTCCCGAATGCGAAGACCGCAGATGGTTTCTCCCGCGTCCAGATGCTGCTCGCTGCGCAGGTCCAGCCGCGCGGTATGCCCGACATAAAAAACCTTCCGGCAGCGGGGATCGGCGATGGCGTAGATGACGAAACTCACCCTTCAAGTTTACCGCAACCCGCCCCCGGAAAGCCATTTGAGCCATACGCTGGTATGTCGCGCACAACCAACGCCACCAACGCCAAGACACCATAGCGCCTCGGCTGGTAAAGAGCGCTCGCGGCTGCTAAAAGAGGACTGGCAACAACGGTCCGCGATCATCTCGCAGCTGTTAGAGGCCAACACAAACCGTCCTAGAACCGTCCTAGTAGAAAAATCGGACTTGTTCGCGCGGCTAAGCTTTTGAAATGATTGGTCGGAGCGAGAGGATTTGAACCTCCGACCCCCAGTCCCCCAGACTGGCAAATACTTTATACGCGGAATAATCCTAGACACGTAAACGCGTATATTTTATGTGTAAAGTGCTTCGCCTGCAAACTCACGGCTACCGAATTTACCGTGCTTCATTTGTGACCTGCCATCAAGTTGCGTGACCTACTCGTGACGTAGAACCCAAATTAGCCGACCCGTCTAAGTGAGCGCTAGCATAGCGTTTTCCATACCCGCTCGAAAGGTTCAACCGTGTCTGTATCTGAAGCGTTCATCAAGGCTGGCGTCCAGAAAGCGCGTAAGCACGCCCTACAACTTATTGTCCGGCACGTACCGACACTCCTAGCGTCTATCGACCCTGACGAAAGGCTCCACGCTAAGCGGGGGCTCCAATTCGCTATGATGCTCGGCGGCCAGCATGGATTCGCGCACGAAGTGGAAGCAGGCATTGAGCGGGCTACGGCGTTGTTGGCGCCGCCGGCCGACGCTGATCTCGAGGCAGCTAAGGCTATGTTTCAGCCGCAACCCGAACCGATGCGTGAGGCCGCAGAGTGACACAATACGACTTCTTTGCGCCAACAGCCCCGCCACCGCCATTGAACCCGTGGCCGGTTCGGTTCTGGTTTCATTGGACGGCCTTTAAGGGCTTTCAGTGGCGAGCCCGGCTTGAAATTGCTTGGGAGCTTACGTGGCCCAAACTCGACTGACCGCCGAAACCATCCGCGCCGCCGCAGTCGGGACCGTGCTTAAAGATCACGTCGTCCAGGGCCTAGAATTGCACGCCAAGACCACGGGCAAGTTCTGGTTCCTCTACTACCGCAACGCCGCTGGCGTGCAGCGCCGGCCGAAGCTAGGCACGCTGAAGGCCCTTCCGCTCGAGGCGGCGCGCGAGCTGGCGCGCGAATGGCACAAGCGCATCGCCCGCGGCGAAGATCCGGGCAAAGAGCGCGCCGATTACCGCAAGAGCCCGACCCTAGAGGATTTTTGCGACACCTACCTGAAACACTGCGCAGCCTACGACAAGCCGCGCACGCTCGAGGAAAAGCGCTCTAAGATTGCACAGCACATCAAGCCGCTTCTCGGGCATATTAAAGTTGTAGACGCCAACCTAGACCACATCAACGCCGCGCTTGATAAGGTAGCGGCCGGCGGTGTCAAAGAGACTGAATCAAAGAACGGTTTGAAGTGGAAGCGCCGCACGGGCGGCACTACGGCCGCGCGCCACGTCCGCGCTATCCTATCCGGCATATTCACCTATGCCGAGCACGATACAGTTAAGCTCCGGCCGCGCCATTCGAACCCGGTGCAAGACGCCAAGGTGTTCACCAAGGGCAAGCGTAGGCGTCACATGGAAGGCTCTGAGGCGCCGGCCGTCGCCCGCGCCCTAGACAGCCTGGCCGTAGAGTACCCCCAGCGCGTTGCGGCTCTGTGGTGTATCCTATTGGCTGGCACGCGCGTAACGGAACTAATCACCGCCAAACGTTCACAGCTTGTCGGGAATACGCTAATCCTAAGTGAACACAAAACAGATCGGACCGGTGACGAACGCGTTATCGTGCTACCGCGGCAAGCGCTCGCTATCATAGAGACGTTGCCCGACGATAATTCCGGCTACATCTTCGGCCAGGGGGTTACGCGTCACAATGTCTTTACGGTGTGGGACAAAGCTCGAGGGCTAGCAGGATGCCCCGGCCTTCGTGTCCAGGACTTCCGCCGCACTTTCGCTAGCGCCGCCAAGAGTGCCGGCCGTTCAATCGAGACGATTGGCGAGCTGTTCGGGCATAAGGATAGCGCCACGACGGACGGCTATGCGTGGCTGTTCAATGAGGCCGCGTCGGCCGCGGCGCAAGATACTGCTGATGAGCTGGAAAAGAGGATGCGGCCTAGACAGGCTGGCGACGATGAGTCGGGCGGAGCGTCTCAATAATGATCTCAAGCCGACGCTGCAAAGCGAACTCGCTAGACGCGTTGACGATGATATCAGTGAACGGCCCTAGCGCCGCGAAGTCCTCTGAAGCGTGTCTGGGGATGCGTTCAAAGTCGGATTGACTGCGAACGATGCACAATAGGAGGCCGCCCCGCTTCTCAATAGCTTCGGCCTCGTTTGAGAACCGCACATCGTCCGCAACGATAATGTCGCCCGGATCGCTCTCCACGTCCAGAGCGTGCTCCCACGCTCTAAGCCAAATATCATCTCCTATGAGATTGCGGCCCCACTCCGTTCCTAGATATTGGAGCGCGGTCCTGGCGCTACGGCCGCAAAGCAAATCGAGCGGCCGCGTCTTTTCTTCCGGAGACCCGTAAAGATGCCTATCGTCTACGCCGAGACTTGCGAGCATCCGCTTTAGCGGTGCGGCGAACGGGAGCACCTTTGCCCCGTAAGCCTTTCTTAGCAGCTTCGCCGCGGTGCTTTTCCCGGCGCCTTCCGGCCCGCACAACCCGATCAACATGTTTGTCTTCGTCCTTTTTAGGAACACGTTGCTGCGAATTTGTTCGCCGCAGAGACATGAGGACTTTAGCCCCTAGAACCGGGTCATTAAAAATCGTGATGCGGCCAGCTGCCGTTTCCGCTTGCGGATTGAAAAGCACGAAGACCGAAGCGCCCGCTTCGCCCTCAACGTAGCCGTTCGTCACGGCGTACATGTCGTGTTTCTTGTAGCCTCGAGCGCGAACGACGTGCACAAGCTTGCCGGTTTCTTCGATCTCAAAAGACTGCGTTCCCAGCGTGTGGAGATGGCCGCACAGATAGAGATCGGCCGCGCCGCCGCTGAACATCGCAGCGCGGCTAGGGCCGTGCGTCTTATTGTAGATGCTCGAGCCCTTGAAGTTGTGGCTGGCATGAATCCGGAACGCCTGGCCGTCCGCGGTGCGCAGCTCAATGCGCGCTTCCCAATCCGCGATGTGATAGGCGCTATCCGCGAACAGCCCTATGATTACGTCGCCTTCGTTCCACTTGTCATGGTTGCCGATAAGGCGGAACAGCCACGGCGCGGCGTCTTCGGATAGCAGCCACTTGAGCAACTGCCGGCTTTCTTTGCGCGTGACAGACTGATCGGCGTATTCACGCATAAGCCGGCCAACCCAATTATTCGTTGCGTCGCCTACGGCACACGCATATAGCCCCGGCGTCTTCCGGCACAGCGCGAGATCGCGCTTAAGCTCTGGCCAGTCGCAGTTGTTATCGTCGGCGTGCTCATCGCCAAACACAAGAAGCCCGAACGGTTGTGTTTCGTTGACAGTGATCGGGAGCCAGCGCGCGGCGTCGCGGCGTTTCTTCTGCCGCGTGAACGCTTCGCAACGGCGTTCGATAATCGTCTCTGTGGGCTCCGTGTCGTCAGGGACGGATGCAACGGTAAAGACTTTATTCTGCCGCGCCTTCTCCATGCGCAGACGGCCTTGTAGCGTGGTCCGATGAATCCCCAGCGCGATAGCCGCGGCACTTACAGAGCCATGCTCTCTCACGAGATCGGCCATAGGCGTTTGCATTCTGCATTCCTTTATTGTTGCAGAAGCGAGACTAATTCGAAGTAGCTGGATTAAAAAATTTGTACCCGCTTTTGGCTTACGGGCGTCGGCTCTCGATTTCGAGCACCCGCGTTTCCAAGCTATCGATACGTCTGACTGCGCAATTCAAATCGCATACGCTTACTGTGCCGGCGGAGATCGAATTTTGCGGGCGTAAATGGGGGTACGCGCCAAAATACAGCTCTCGCGAGACCACAGTTAAAAAGGCCAACACGACAAAGATCACGCTCAAAAGCTTGAGTAGGAGCTTCTCGTTTTCGTTCATGTTAGCTCATAAGCCCACGCATAAATGCCGCGCACATCTGCGCTGCGGGCACACCAAGTATGACCGCGATTAGAAACCTATCGCGTGTCTCGCCAGTGAGCCAACCTCTTGCAGGAAAGCGCCAAGCTTTGCCATTGCGGGGACGCCGCTTGTTTGCATTAGTACGCTTGCGGCGATGAACACTACCCATCTCACCCGAGTCTGCACGAAGTTTTTCAGTTCGCTGAAACCTGCCTCGAGTGTCGCGAGCCTTTCGCCCAACGCGATGCCCGTTGACAGATCCGAGAGGGGCTTTGATTTCCGAGCCATTCACAAACTCTTTCAACAATAGTTGGGACATGGCCCGGAACTCTCGTTAGCGCTTCGACTTCTTAGTGGGCTCAACCTTTGCCGGCGGGGCACACGCCGCGATGATCTGATTGCGGTACTCCGTGAGTTGGATCGCAGTGGCCGGCATCTCGCTATCCGCGTAAGCCCGCAGCTTTCCGGCGCCGTACAAGCCAACGGCGAGCGCGCAGACGGCCAGGGCGCCCACGACCACGAGCTTCAAAGGGATACGTACCGAGCGGCTAGACAATTGATCGCTACTCCACCACGTTTTAAGCGCAGAGAAAAAACCCTTAATGTGTTCCCACATGAAAACCTCAAAATCCGAAGGGGTTGAAGTGCCGCTCGATTATCGAGCGTGTGTCCGTTTTACGCTGTACGGGCTTCACAGCAACTTTCGAAGCCTTTTGCGTGAGAGCGCGAGCTGCTACTACCTTCTCTTTCGTGAAACCGTACCACGGCCGCCAATCCGCAAAATGCCAAGCGCCCGCGTAGAAACAGAGCGTCATGACGACAAGACGCGACGGCTTTTCGAAGCAGTCCGTCAACGCCTGAAAGAGATAGCTAAGCACCCCGCCAAGAGCGTTTAGTGCAAGCTCTCCTGCTTTGCCGATCACCGGTAGAAACGGCACTACGCCTAGACGCACCAACCATCCGAGTAGCGCGCCAGAGCCCCAGATCGACGTGAGAAACGTGACGATGAGTGAAGCGCTGATCATGCCGGGGTCTCCGTGTCGGCCGCAGGTATCTTAAACCGCGCGCCTTGCCATGCACGCCACAGCGCGATCAGCACGCCGCTAAGAGCGAGACTTCCCGTTGCCCAAAACGTCATCGGAATGCCGAGCCATGTCGCAACTTTGCCAGTCGTATTGATAAGCACTTCTGTCTGATCGACATGGCCAGGCAACAGCTCGAGCCAGCGCAGAAGCACTTCGCCGCACGTCGCGAAGAAACCGCCGACCGTCGTAATGATCACGCCTATAAGCGTCGATACGGTACGGTCTCGCGCCACTTCCTTTGCCGGCACCTTCTCGGCAAAGGTCGCGTATCCCATTTCCTCGAGCACCTTCAGCACCGCGGCAGCGCCGCATTGCTTATCTTGCTCCGTTGCACTCCACTTACCGTCAGCTACGTACTTGCCAGCAGGGCTATCATGGTCGCCGTAATGGCTCGTCCCCTGCCAGAGATAGGGCGAAAGCGTGCGGCTATGATACTGGCGATACCCAAAGCCGTTGTAGCGCTCTAGTTCGTAGAGCACCGTTTCGATTGTCCATCCGACAATCTTGTGAAGACCCTTCATCCGAAGCGCATCGCTGGCAGAGTAGTACCAGTCAAACGGAGGCTGGCCGCCAAGCGGGCGGCCCTTCGGGACGCGCCATGTGCGAGCTTTCAGGCTGTCCCCATTGTGCAAATGCGTAGCGAAATCGTTACCGCTCTCGCGCATATGGATTACGCCAACAAACCACCACGGCACGCCGGTTTCATTCTGGACGCGCATATACTGCGGCTTGTTGACAATTATTTTATTCGCAGCGGAATCTAACCGCGAACGCCAATCGGGCTTGATTTCAGCCCTACGCCAAAGATCGCCGTATTGCTTTTTCAGCGACAAAAAGGTTGGAACGGCCACGGGGTCTCGCCTTGTGAAAATTCACAAAGGCCTAATGTGCCGAACTATGACTTGCTTATCAAATTCACGTCACGGCCAATAGCTGTTGTCCGTAAAATCATGCGGCGGATCGGTCTCTAGAACGTTAGACGCGGCGCGAATTGCCTTGATACCCTCAGCAAGGGCTTGTAGCGCCACCGCTTCAGCCTGTTCATCTTCAGATAGGGTTTCCCCAAAAGCGCGCTTATTTACAAGTTCTGTCGCACGCATCTGCGCATTGAGCTGCTTAATGAGGCACGATTGCAGATCGGCCGCCCCCGTGAGCGCGATAATGCGCCGTTGCGCCTCATTTTTTATGTCGGCTTGGGATATGTAGGGTCCGCGCAACCCGTAAGGCATGAGCAGGGCCGATAGGTTCTGCTCCGTGTCGATACTCTCAGTGCGCTCGCTGTCCCATGCCTCTACGTAGCTCGCGGCTTCCGCCGACCAAGCTCTAGTCGTGTCACCGCCGACAACCCAAAAACCATTTAAGTCTAGCATCAAATATATACTCCCGGAGAAGTTGCCGACCCCGCTGAATTGCCTGGCAGATCGGAACCGCTGCGCTCTATGATACCTCCTGTCGTCACCGTATATCGCGGGCCTGTCGCGGACCCGCTAAACGTCGCGCCGTTACACTGGAAATATCCCTGCCTAACAGCGCCGCCAAACGCCAACGAAAATGCGGGAGTGTTCGTGATGGTCAGAGTCCGAGCGGCTATTCCAATAGCGCCCTGCAACCCGGAAAGCGCATGATAGCTCGCCCCTCCAGATATGCCGTAATTCCCCGAAGCAACAAGCGAACCGCCGCTTTCCGCTCTCAGATGCGCGCCCGCGCATGCACGAAAATCAACGTTCTGAAAATTAATTAGCCCGCTGCCATAACAGTAAAGCCCTACGCCCGATGTAGTAGTGGTTACAGACAGATCGGCTATGTTAAAGCTCGAATTAGCGTTGACCGCATAAAAGCAGTTACCGTTTGTGCGGCTAACAATAGTGCTGCCTGGTCCCGCGCCCACAACCGATATAGTTCCGGCGCCCAAAGCTGGTTTTAGTGTGTTGCTACCCGTCCCCGAAAAGGTCCCGGCGCCAACATTGATTGTGACGCTGTAGATGCTTGTATCCAAAGCAGCCGCAACATCCAGCGCTTTTTGAATCGTTAGAAATGCGCCTCCGGAAGTGTTGGCTAGGCCGTTATTTGAATCTGATCCGTCTGTCCTAACGTAGTAATTGCGGCTTGCCGTAAGCACCTCCCGAAAATTAGACTCTAAAGCATCGCTCTCGGCTGCTAGGCCGATTGCAACATATCGATATGTCCGGGAAAACAATCCCTTAGTGACAGTGATTTGATAGGCACCGCCAGCTACATGAAACGCAGCAAAACCGTTGTCGCCTCCACTCAATGTAAAAGGATTGCCTAACGGAACCGCACCATCTCGGTCAGAATAAAGAGTTGCGAGCGGCTGGCCGACCGTCTCCCGCCTAACTTCAATCGTCGGCTGTTGAACGATATTACCAAACTCATCGACAATCGTTGATTGCCACCGCGCGAAGGGCATTAAAACTCACTCCTAATTGATCTGGGGACCCAACTTGCTGCCCGCAGTAACGCTCGTAACGTAACTCACGCCATCAATCGAATTTCCGGCCGCGCCGCCAGCTCCTCCGGCGTAAATCCCGCCCGTTCCCGCCGCCGCTCCGTTTGAGCCAGCCGCCCCTGGACCACCGCCGCTCCCGCCCGCGCCGGCATAAGGCGCCCCGCTACCACTACCGTTACCACTCCCCCCAGCTCCCCCCGAACCGACAGCCGAATCCGATCCCGAAGAGCCTGCGGCACCATATACACGCGCAGCGCCGCCCGCACCCCCGCCGCCACCTAAGCGCCCCTGGCCGCCGCCGCCACCGCCACCGCCACCGCTCGCACCTGCGAAACCTTCAGTGGTTCCGCCACCGCCGCCGCCGCCACCGCCGCCGCCCCAGATATTTCCGATGTTATCCAGCGTAACGTTGACTCGCGTATAGAATGCTGGTCCACCAGCGGAGCCCGAAGACCCTACGACCCCACCATCACCGCCAGCGCCGCCCGCGCCGCCACAGCCTTGAATAGTCCCGCGATTGATAAGGATTAGATTATCCTGGTCCCATCCACTCGGCCATGCGCCCATGCGGAACGCGGGAGATGCAGTCGAATCCGATCCTACTGTTACGCCAGATTCAATCACGCACGTGACTGTAACCGTGGCCGCGTCCCCGCTTGTAGGCACGGGGTAGAGCGTATCATGCAGAATGCGTAGATTTATGTTCTGCGTATCGCCGTCAATCACAATAGAGCGGCTGGATAAGTCGTCCTCGCTGATGAAACGGCTGCTAAACCGCATTTCCTCGGATTCAACGTCATACCGATCTTCACGCGGATCGAGACTGACAATCTGTATTGGCACATTCTCTCGAGCGCCCGTCGCGCTCTGCAACGGCCACGCCTGTAGTTGATATCCGCCGCCTAGCGCGGGTTTGATATTGCCGTAGCGAAAGAGCGAGTGAGAAAACCGACGCGGCGCGTCTTCGAACCGGCCTAGAAAAATCGCGTTCACACGCTCCGCAATGGTTCGCCCGCCAAACGGTATCCATCGCGAAAATAGCGTCTTGATCGCATTCGTTCCGTACTTAGCAACAGCGTCTAGGTTCGTTGTGATCACGCACGAACGGTAGTTGCTCGGGTCTTCGACACCACCAATGGGGCTACGTTGTGCGAAGTACGTCTGCACTTCTGAAATACGCCGTTCTGGCTGTTCGCTTGTCTGAAGTGACCCTTCCATTATGTTGTCATCGGAAAACACAGTAGCCGAAGACGGAATGGCCCGGATAACCGTTAGCCTTAGTTTGCGCGCTGCATCGTCCCACCAAATAGCTAGCGTTGCTTGTTTCACAAGCTCACTGATCAGATCCTCTACGGGCGTAGGCTCCGCGATATATGCCGTGTAAACCCTATCTAGGTATTGATCGACTTCCGCTTCCCACGCTGCCAAATCGATGTAGGACGCCGGCACGTCGGCGTAGTTGACCAACAGATCATAGATTATCGCGGCCGGCGTTTGCGCCACGTACCCAAGCACGATCTGTACGCGATCATTGGCCGAGTGCGCTTGCGCCGTTGTGTTTAGCTGCGCGCGAGTGAGCGTCAACGTGTTGCCGGATCGCGTAAACGCGCAGATCTCGCGCCCCCCTATCGCAACATAGCCAGACGCCGGATATTCCGCGTCGCCTATCCCGGTCGGATTGAGCGAAGCGGAGCCCGCATTTGCGGCGATGTTGGCGGATAGAAATCCATTAGAAAACCGCGGCGCTTGCGCACGATCCCCCGATGCGAGCTTCAGCACATCTTTTGCCGTAATTGTGAAAGTACCATCTGGCGTCGGCCCGTCGAAGCTTTCGATCACATAATGCCGAGTATCCATCTGGCTAATGTCTTGATCGGCCAGGCCGCGAATGAGCCGCAGCGGTCGCCCGGTTAGGTACGGTTGCCGCGCTCGAAACTTCCCGAAAAATGTCCCTTGCCTGAAAGGGTCGTACCCCCTGCCAGAAAGATACTTGTCAAAGCCTAGACCAGCGTCGCTATGTCTATGGTCCTCAAACGTGCACGTCACGGATGCGCGCTGCCCTAGATCCTCGCCCAAGCTCACGATAGCCGGCGAGAACGACACGCTACGTAGAGACGGGATAGCCGGAATACTTCGGGGCAAATAGTCCGTAGCGATAGCAAATCGCAGGGTGACCGGGCTGTTTGAGAAATTCGCCAAATCCTGACACGTGCGCGTCGTATTAAAGCATTTGATGGCGCCCGTCGCCGGTATAGCCGCCGTGCATGGCGACGTGCCGTAGGTTAGCGAACAATAGTCAATGTCAATCTCGACATACGTGACACTCAGCACTAGGCGATACCTCCTAGGCTAAGCTCCACATCAACAAACCCTTCCGGCGTGGAATTGACGGGACGCGGGTCCTGCGTAAGCCACGTATACCCCGTCTCATACGGGAACTCCGAAGGGCGCCAAGCGAAGAAAAAGGTATTCTCTTCTGAAGCCTTGGCGAACGGCTCCATGTTGGCGCGATACCAAGAGCGAGGCAGTTGCGTAAGGGCTACGCTAGTGCTTTTCGCTTTGCGGAGCACGATGCGCCCTAAGAACTTGCCGCTCTCGCTCCTAGCATTGGTAGTCTGCGTTTCTCTACCAAACGTAATCGGCGTATGCCCGACATAGATCGGGCGAGGAAGCACGAGCAACTTACCGACATGCACAACCGCGATGGTAGGAAAGGCCCCGTTCGGCACAATCTTGAGCCTTACCCCGACGCAAGACAGCGGGCTAAATCTAAAAATAGCAGGCCGGTCTTCCGGAAGGATTACAGGTGAAACGACTTCCGACCATACGCCGGCATTCAAGGCTTCAACAGATACTGTTGCGCCCGTGCTGCCTAGGTTGTGTTCTGCGATTGCCACATAATCGATTGGATCAACTCGGCTATGGATCACATTTAGATATTGCGTGCTCGTGGACGCGGACAGCCAAACCAAGTTCGTCGCCGGGTTTGCAACGTTCGTCACCGGATTCGAAGAGTTTGCGCTTGTCGCCGTGACGTTGGTTATGCGCGTCAAATTCTCATAGCCGATAACCGGGTTATTCGCGCCGAGTGTACCAGTTGCCTCGAGGACTAGCGACGACGATATAACAATCATGCGACCACCAACTGATAACCGTCGCGCTGCATGTCTCGGATGCGCTCGAGAAGATCCCGAAGCCCGCGCCTATCCAAAAGCTCACCGACGCCAAGCCCACGCACGGTCAACGTCTGCGTTTGCTGAGCCGGTGCGGCGGCGCTCGCTCCGCCCGCCGCGGCGGCGCTACTCGAGAACGATCCACCCCCGCCGGAACTACTCTTATTCGTGCTCTGAATTGCGCGCACTTGCGCGAAGCCCATAGCAGCTTGCGCCGCGGCCATGGCGTAGGAGACTGGCGGCGGATAGCTCGCAAGAGCTTTCGTCACGCCTTGATAGGTGTTGATTAGCGCCGTCGCCGTCGCGACGGTCTTGTTGTTCGTAAACAGCGCGTCTAGCGCCTGCGTGCCAGCAGACAGCATGTCGTCAAACATACGCTGGTTCATCTCGCCTACGGTCTTCATCCCGTCTGCATAGTCACGCCAGCCAATTTCACCGGCCCGCACCGCGTCAGTAAGAGCCTGCATCTTCGTTGCAGCCGTGGCCGTCTTATCGCCTATCAAATCATCAAGCGTTGCCATCTGCGCTTCGTGCAGCTCATCCCACGCCTGCTTCATCTCACGAAGCTGTTCTTCCGCAGAAACAGGAATGATCGATGCCGCCCAAGGGTTAGCGGCAGCCGGCGTCCTATCGACACCTTTCGCGTTCGGGTCAAAAGAACCGGGCGTAACAGTAGTTGACCAACCGCCAACAGCTGCGGAAGCGCCTGGGGCGTGTATGCGCGCCTTACCGCCTACCCGCATAGAAGTCGGCGTGCGACCGCCACGGTTATCGGCGCCCCGGCCGGCGTTGATAGCCGCAGCAAACTCCCCGCTTTTTGCCTTCTCGTTAATTTTATCAAGCACCCCGGCTATGCCATTCAGCATAGATGTGAATGCGGCGCCTATTCCGGTCCCCTGGTTCATGACACCAATAAATTCCAGCAAGGAATTACTGAGCGTCGTAAATCCCTGCGAGATCGTCGGCTGTGTCTTCGCCAGCTTCGCGTCGAGCTGTTCCGATCCTTCAATCAGCGCGTCGAAAACGTTTTTGCGCGTAATCAGTCCCTGTTCGCCAAGCTTCTTAAGCTCGCCCGTTGTCACTCCCATCTTCTGCGCAATGAGATCGGCAACAATCGGCAACTGCTCGAGGATCGAATTCAATTCCTCGCCGCGAAGCACACCCGCCGCCAAGCCTTGCGACAACTGACGCAACGCGCCGGCCGCTTCTGACGCCGACGCGCCCGAGATCGTCTGAGCCTTCGATAGAGATTCCGTAAATTTCAAAATTTCGTTCGTGCTAACGCCCGCGTCCTTCATCGCAAACGCGTAGCGAGCGTAAAGCTCAGTCGTATCTGCCAAATCAACGCGCGATTCCTTCGCAATGTCGGAGAGACGACGTTGCACGTATTCCAATTCTTGCGCCGATTTCGTAACTACGGCCAGGCGGTTACTCATAAGCGTGTATTTGTCCGCTAGATCTACCGCTTCCTTGGCGGCGAAGCCTAAAGCCATACCGCCGAGCACACCGCGCACGGTGCGCGCCATGGTTCCGAAGCGGCGCTCTGTACCGCTTAGCTTACGATCCGTATTGCCCGCATACTGATCTACGGCCGAGTCAGCTTGCGCGAGCGCCCGCCGAAGCTGAGTCGTATCCGCCTCTAGGCGAATTAGTAGTTTTTCTAGTTCCCCACTCATCCGGCTGGCCGTACTCTCGAACTATTGCGTCGATTTCGGCGTGTGTCATCGGAGCCGGTTTCGACGGGATGCAGTTAAAGCGCTCCCATCCTATCCAAGCCGCCCAAAACTCCCAATTTGTGCACTTAAGAGTTTCATACGGGAGCCAGCCCATTATTGCGCCGGCTCCGATAAATTCATCTAGTGGGAATTTACTTGAGCCCCGCGCGCCTTCGCGGGCTGCGATTTTTTTCCCGCGTCATTGCCTTTCGGCCGAAGCACAAGCTGCATAAGGATAATACCCGCAGACGCATAGGCCAGGGGGAGCCCGGCTTCATCGCGCTCAATCATCCCCATAATCTCGTCATCGGAATAGAGCTTGCCGTTCGCCGCGAACGCGGCGCGAAGCACAGCCCGGACCTGCGACGTGGTCGCGGTCTTCTTATCGACAAACGTCGTAAGAAGCTCCATGAACCCTAAGCCAGTCGCGTCTTCGAACTTCTCCGCATCTTTCAACTCAATGCGGAGATCGTGCTTTAGCCCGCCGAGTGTAAACTTTGCTGACATTATACGCCCGTAAACGCAACTTCGCCCGCACTCTCGAGCGTCATGTTAAACATGACGGCATCGTTATACTCTCCGGAATATTCGAGCTGCGTGACCTTAAACGAGCCTTCAAACGTTCCGAGACCCGGAATTAGAATCTTCGCGTCTCGATTGGCGTTATTCATCACAGCATCGTTCACCGCATTGGCGCCCAAATCATCCGTAAAAGGGCCTTCGCCGCTCATGGAGGCAGATCGTACCCCGCACCCGTCGAGATATTGCCGCCAACGTCCGACACTATCCGAATTCGTTACGTCTACGCCTTCCGCGTTCAACGAAATACTCTTAGTGCGAAGGCCCGCTACGGTGCGATACGTACCGCCGGATTCCTTAAATGAAATTACAATCGCAGAGCCGCACTGTTCAGCCATTAAAATAACTCCTAAGCAATAGCACTAGCGAGCGCCCTAAACCGCTGGACACCATGCCACGTTTCACCATCAACATCTAAAATCACACGCGCATCATTCTCGCGAATGGCTACAAAATGAAAGCCGCCGCGGTCGTGCAAACACTTCTCGAGCACACCTCTGATAGTCTGCTGCAACTGCTTAATCTCATGGGGTCCAGCGGCAGTTGACCACGTATGGACTTCCGCGATGATCTCTTTGCCCGTCGCGTAGGTATCAGTCACTACAGTCTGGCCAAATTGAATATACGGGAACGTACCGTCTTTCGGAGGCATTGCTCCACGCCTAATTGTTGGAAGCGCCGCTTTGATCTCGAGATTGATCACTTCCTGAAAGACA